AATGCGTCTAATTGAAATTATGAAACATCATGAATTAGATTGCGTAGACATAAATAATGGTAAATTAATATTCAATTCACATAATGTAAAAAAACCATTAAATAAAAAACATTTATTGGGAATTCTATCTAAATATTATAAAGGGAATACATCGCGTGCAACTGAATTGAATGATTTTATATTAAATAATAGAGAAGAGATTTTAAAAGAAACAATTGTTCGCAAAATAAATGATTAATCTACGTTATGTATAATAATTACATAATTAATACATTACTGTTCTATGCCACCAATGGCATCAATTTATATTCACAAGTTTTACCTTCTTGTTTTGTTTCATATAATGAAATTATGCGTGGATTTTGAATATTGTTCATAATATCTTCAGTGTCATATACATTATTAAATTCATCTATGTAATATGTAATGCCATCAATATTAACTGCTAAAACCTCAATTGATTTAGTTAATAATTCATAATTCACATTATGGTTAATAACGCCATGCGGTGTACCTTTAATATGAGTTCCACAATATTCATTATTATCCTTTCTATGTCGAGTACATTGTTCATTGTTTGCACGTTTTGCATTGCATCTATTGTCCAATGGTATAGTATTTTTAATTCTTTTACGTTTAATAAAATCATCTTTAGTCATGGATAGTTTATCATATTCGAATATATATTCTAAAATTCGACTTACGTGTGCTTGATTTTCAAATCCTATTTCTGATATTTGTGTACATACATCTTTTTTAAAAGAAGATATATATGCATCCAGTTTTACATTAAAGCGTTTTTCCATTATTTTGTTTTTATTATTATTATTATATTTATTATGTATTGTTCTATAAAAAATATAATTTGTACAATCAATTTTTTGACATTTTTATTTATTATAATTTGGGATTCTATTTATATCTAAAATAATTTGTAAATATCTATAAACACTTGACTTGCATCAACACATGCTGTTCGTAAATATTGTCCAGCCATACGTTTATCTGTAACATCAACAAATCCAACACGAATGGTACTATCGATATCATGTGGGTGAAATTTCTTAAATCCACAATATGTTAATATTTTTTCATTTATATAATATTTTTCATATAATATATATTCTAATACTTTACCAATTGTATAGTCTTCATTTTCTAATATAATGTCAAATGAATGGTCAATCGTGGTTTCGCTCGGTTTAATAAATAATGTATCTGATTCCAATGCTTTAATTAAATCAATAAATTTATTTTGCAATATAACACATGCTTTTTTAATTATAGTTTGATTATCGAATACACCAACAGTTTTTACCCTGAAATCAAAACTATCATCAATAAAGTATCGGAATGCATCTAATAAGTAAAAGTTTCGTTTTTGCATGTCATGTTCTGACTTTTCCATATTTTCGGCTTTATATTTAGTTGATAATGCTTCCCATGCATCATTTGCTTTAATAATATCAATTGTATTACTATATGAACATTTAGATACTACATTAAATGAACCATTTTCAAGTGCTGTACGATTTGAAAATTCAGCAGTTAATTTAATATGTTCACCTGGAATTGAATCACCAATTTTTGGACGTAGTCTAACAAAATCAATATACATATTAGATTTTGAACATGGTGGAAATATTTTAATAGTTTCTTCACGTGTTAAATAATTATCAGTTTTTTTATTTTTAAGTTTAAAATCTTCAGTAGTTACTACAATCATATGTTCAGTATCATTTTTTACATCTAATTCAACTTGATATAATTCAGGAAATTCAACTAAATCTTCAGTATGTACTGGTATGCAACTTAATCTATGTTTTAATATCTCGTTATGTAATCTTGTTGTATTAGTATGCACAGTACATTTATTATCATTGTATACTTCTGTATACATAGCGACAGTCGGTATATCACTTAAACATGTTCTACGAACTGCATTTGCTAAACTAACATTTAATCCACTCAATGTGAATTTGTATGTATCATCGTCGAATGAAATGTTTGAAATTTTAGGATTCATTGTTTATAATTTGTATATATATATATTTATATCTATAATTGTGATTTATAATTATTCTGATAGTTATAAATCAATTTTTTATACAAATTTTATTTCACATTATCTGGAATTTTTCGTCTTCGATTGTTTACAATTCCCCAGTTATATGGTATAAAATCGCGGACAACCTTCTCCCATGGTTTAAATTCTGGATGTAGACGTATATGTTTTTTAATGTTAAATTTTCTACCACAACCTGAACCAAATCTACCATGAAATGTCAACGTTTTAGCCATTGCACTATTTACAACTTTTGCATCAGTGCATCCATACAACTCGAATGGGTCATATCTACTGACTTCGATATCATGTTCGCAATGACTACATATACTTCTACGATTCATCTCAGTTCGTCTTAATCTTGTATCATAATGGTCTGCTATAATTTTTTTTGAATTTTCAATATTAATTTTTCCTTTATATTCACCATTTAATAATTCATTCAATCTATAATTTCTTGCACCTGATGACGTTGATATATTATTAAAATCCATATCAGTTGTTTCAGTTTTACGAAGTTTTTCATCAATTGCACTATTCATTCCATAAAATACTCCATTCTTGGTTCTTCTTATATTTTTACATTTTAATCCAATTTCACATAACATGATTTCATTGGAATTAATGTCACCAAATAACCATGAACATGCATAATCTCCTGCATTATCAGTTGTCATAATTCGAGAATAATCGTCTAATGTTTTACCATATTGCATTGCTTCTCTAATTCTACAAAAATATGGTGTTCCAAATTTAGGGTCATAATTGGTATCACCAATAGTAGTTTCACACCCTATAATTCCAGTTGAACATATAAACCAATCAGTACCACTTGCAATACATCCAGCTGAAGTTTGCATTACAAATTCATGTCCATCTGATGGTATGACATTCATAATAATATTATGTAATTGACCATCTACGAAATTTGTATGTGTATTATGTGACATTATTATATCTCCTTTTTCGGTTGCATTTCCAGTTGCAATAAATGCACTACATTTTAAATCAGATAAATCGGTAATATATGATGTCAAACTCATGTATGAATTCCATGCAATTAACATATCAATTGAGATATTAACTCCTTGTTTTTTAGCACCGGCGGATATACCACGAATTTCATTATAATATTCTGGAAATTTTCTACATAATACTGGTTTTATTTGTTTATTACTAATGTTGATAAATTTACGCATTGAAATCTCAAGTTCATGTTTTACTAAAAAATGTAATGATTCAATGACTCTTGTTAAATCTTTATGTAATAAATAACCTGATGCAAAACCTCTTTCATATGGTTCACCGAATACTGTAATATTAACCCATCCATTATTTCTTTCATTAATAAATCCATTTACATGCAACGATTTATGTGTATTCGTTTTATGGACTGACTTACGTTTACGCGTATGTTTATTCCCACCCCCATTCAAATTCATATATTATAATTGTCTTTAATATAATATATAAGTTGATTATAAATTTCCATTATAATTTGGTTAATTCTAAAATTCGATTATGATAATATAAAAATAGCAATTAGTATAAATGACAATAAAAATGGAAGAATTGCCAATAACCAAGCGATACCATATGAATCTGAACTACATATTATGTTTAATATCCATGTCCAAAATAAAATATATAACATTTTAATAATAAAAATAATTTGTATATTTATAGTATCACATTCATAAGAGCCTAAACAATATATGTCTACATTGTTATAATTTTGGTAATACATAATTGCAACAATAATTGTTGAAATTGCCAAATACACATATGCAGGTGAGCATAAATTTCTTATTCCAACTACTGACATTTTATACACTAACATTATATAATAATCATATTGTTTACAAAAAAAAGCGTTTTATTTAATTATTTTATCTATACTATTTTTTATTTTAAACATTTATTATTCTACATCAACATGTGTTAACATGTGTCGTCTACAGCACATATTTGTTAGACCCAGATTATCTAATACATTTCCTTCAATTGTTTTTTCATTGTTTGTTTTAGTTAAATAAATTACCTTATCTGTATCTATGCCTTGTGATAATTTTAATCTACGGATTTCAGCTTGATAGAACCTATATTTATCAGCAAGAACGTGTCCACATGTAAAGCATTTAATTGGAATTATCATTTTGTATATTATATTGTAATATTATTATTTTAAACATTTAACAATTCAATTTTACTCACGCTAAGAATATAAAATTAATATATATATAACATTTCGATTAAATGAATAAAAACCATTATTTAATAATAATTCTGATTTGTATAATAATATATAATATATTTAGTAATCAAAATCATGCGAGTGAAGGTTTACAAAACTTGAAAATGGATTATGCAGCAAATGTAAAATTAATTGAAGAAAATAATCCGACCCAAGGTGATATTAATGCAATGAATGCAAAACTTGAAACAAATGTATCCAACAATCCAGCAAAAACGAACGAACTTGATATTAGTATGTCTGATTCAAAAATGGCATATTCAAATCCAACTAATGATAGTATAAGTTATAATTATCCAGACCCTGTAGTATTAGCATCAGACGTACGTGAGTATACAGCGGATTATAATGCAGTTGAATATCATTCTAAATTTGAAGATGAATTTAACTATATATATACGTTTGATAAATCCAAAAACCAAATTGTTGAATTTAAATATTCCCCCGTACAAAATTTAGTAACATATGACCCACCTGGTACATATAAATATGGATTATCCTCATATGTACCTACATATACAGATAGCACATTGTTAAGTTTACATTAGATTGTATGGATTTTTTTTGTATATTTTTTGGTTGCAGTTTTTTTAATAAATTCTCTGACGAACCTTTTAATTATTTCATAATCGGATTGACCCCCAAGTAAGAAGTCTTTTATATTGTGTTTTATATTTGTAATCATAGTTATTAAATATTGTTTATCAATCTCATCAATCTTAATTTCTATGGAGACCAAATTTTTGGTGTGCGTGTTTTACGAGTTGACTTTCGACTGGCGTTTATTGTGTCGGCTTTGATACGATTTGACAGTTGACTGTCTCATTGTTCGAGTTGGTTACGCTTTGACTTTCGACTGGTGTTTCCTGTCTCGGATTTGATACGCTTTGACTGTGGACTGTATCCTGAAGGTTCTATGAACATTTGACTGTCTCCTGAATTACGCTTTGTCTTTTTATTGACACTGCTCATTGAGTCGTATACATATACATGGTATAAAAATACTAATGTTGCTAAACTATCACAATTCAATAACGTAATAATAATATTCCCTCATTTTGTGAAATGCATTTTATCGTGGCATTTCTCACATAATGCCATTAAATTCGCTTTATGATTTTTATGAATAGTACCTATAAATCCATCACTATCTGCATTTTTTTGTGGCAATATATGATGTGTTTCCTGACTCATATTATTCTTACACATTTCACATAAACTTCTTAATTTTTGTGAATTATATACACTCGGTTTGCTAGATAAAATGCCTTGTGTTTCTGGATAATATTTGTTTCGAATTGTATACGCTAAATCTAAAAAATCAGTATCTAAATGTAATGATTTACACACTTCTAATCCATATATTCTAGGTCCAGACCCAGGTTTCAATTTGCGGTCATATACTAAACAATCTTTCTCAGGATTATACTCAACTGCCATATGTTTCATATTCAATCTGGTTAATTGTTGAATTTCATCATATTTTACAATTTCATGAAAATGTGTAGCAAAAATAAATGATGACCGTTTTTTATGAATCTCCATTAATCCTGCCACAAAAATACTTAATGCAGATTCAGTTTCCGTACCAGAACACAACTCATCACCTAATATTAAACTATTTGAATCTGCCATTTTTAATATAATGCGCAATTCACTCATTTCAACTGCAAATGTAGACAATCCTTTAAATAAATTATCATTTCCTATTATTCTAGAAAATACTGCCGTATATGGATAATATTCAAATGATGTACATGGAACATACATTCCAGTTTGTGCCATTATTACGGATACACCCAATGCACGAATTAAACTCGTTTTACCAACCGCATTTGTGCCATATAATAAAACTCCATCCTCACATAAATGTATATCATTTGTTACATATAATTCATTCTGTTGTATATGTTCAATTAAACAATGACGAAGTTCATGGGCTTTTATATATGATTGTGCATTAGTTACTCGACCAATTACAGGTTTGCAATAATGTAAAGTTTTTGCGACATACGTTTTAGATTGTAATACATCTAAAGTTGCTACATATGATGATATATTTTCCAAATTGTGAAATAATGTTTTTTCAAGTTTATCCAATACAACTAAGTAAGTTTGAGCAATGATACTATTTAAATTATTTTTATAATATTGAATTTGTCTGCAAATATTGGTTAATTCTTTATGTTCAACTTCTACATTCGAGGCAGATGCTTTAATAAACTTTATGTCATTTAATAATATTGGAATATCTGCATCATCAATAATTACAGCTAGTGTTATTTTTTTATAAGAAACTTTATTGAATAATTTGGAACGTTTGGATGTAATTTGAAGACTCATTCCTGATTTATCAGTTTCATGCACTTTCACATATTCAATGTTGGGTGTATGTTCAGAATCTTGTAGAATTTTATTTAATTGTTCATAGAAACTATTAAATTGTAATTTATATTTGTCATATTGTAATATCGCATTGTCTAATTCTATAGAAACTCCAGTTTGTATAATATTTTCAACAAATGTAGTCATTGATGAAGTTAATTTGCAATTTTGAATTATAAAATGTTCATTTAAAAATGTGGTTAATTCAGTACACATTACATCCACTATTTTATTACCATCATTATCGTCATTCTTTAAAAAATCATTGCATAAATAATTGCAAATTTCTCGATTTTCACCCAAACAAACATTCATTTGTGAAACCAATTGAATGCTATTATATAAATGAAATATGGTAGATGGATAAATCGATTTTGTTAATAATTGTCTACACACTTTATTTAAATCACGAATTCCCACCAATTGTTTACGAAATGTATTAATTAAACAATAATTAGTTTCACATAACATATTTCCAATCATATTATATTCTTGATTTAACCATTCAATATTAAATGTAGGATTTGTAATTTGATATTTAAATTTGCGCTTACCCATTGGTGAACAACATTTATTTAATAGTGATAGTACAGATGATAAATTTCCTACACCATTGCAATCATTTGACATATCACTAATTATATTAAGTTGTAATAAAGTATGATTTGCTAAAACCATACGGTCGGATGTATTATTAAATACAGGCAATGTAATTTTTCGAACTAAATCAGGGTTGTGTTCATATATAAAATCTAATAAATAACAAAATGATTGTGTAGATAATATTCCATTTGAAAATTCACTACATCCATCATAGGTTGATTCATTGAAATAAGATGCAATAATGGTTTTAATATATTTTTGATTTGAACAATTTGTAATTTTAATATGATTTTCACGTGAATCTATTTTATGGATACTACTTGATTTAATTCCAGTAAATTGAAAAATGTCATTTAAATTATTATTATCAAAAGGAGATATAATAATAAGTTCACTTGGATTGAACATTGAAATATATCGTTCCAATTCATCAAATGTAGTTACATTCATATAAAATGCAGTTTCGTGTTGAAACATTGATGTTTTGCCCGTAAATATATCAACTACAGAAACGCCGTATACAATTGTATCTTTTAAATTGAGAGATACATTCATCGGTTTATATATTTCAAACCAAATGCACATTATATTATTCGAAATTTTAGATAAACTATCAGTTTCGCATGAAACATATGTTCCCGTGGAATATACTTTATATAATGGTCGTGTTATATTTGTGCCATTTTTAATTTGAATATAAACAGGAACTGTATATCCAGCATCTGTTAATTTTGTAATATATTTATCTATTGTAAAATCACGAAATCCAGCCATTACTATTTGACCATCTTGATAACTTTGTGATTTTTCAGAAACATTTAATTGGCATATTTCTGCAAACTCGACGATATTACTATTTGTAACATTATTAGTAGAAATATTTTTTATCCCATATACTTCAAAAAATGCACCTACTTGCAATAGTACAATTGTTTTTTCTCCATATTTTACATAATTATCATTTGTGTATGTAAAATACTGTGTATAAATGCTGTTAGTATTAGTCGTCATTATATCTAATTTTTTTGTATATAAATATATAAGAACGTTATATCTAATATATTATGCACTTATATTATATTATTTAAATGCAGGTTGAAATTTATTATACATGTATGGTGTGTTGGACATATTTAACTATATATAATTAATTTATATTATTTAACTAATTGCATAATAAAATTACATTCTTAACAAAATAAATATATATATATATATAGGTTGAAACATACATGGTTTATAAATCAACCAAAAAAATAAAAATAAAACCAAAAAATGCTACACGAAAGGTTAGAACTCGACAAATATATAAAGAAAATTATAACATTAACCAAAAAATAAAATTAGCAAACCGAATCCGTGATATTAGTGAAGATGAATTATTAATTGATTATAATAAATTAGTAGAAGAAGGCAATAAAATGAATAATGTTGATAAATACGAACGAAGTGATTTTAGTAGAATTGGAAATAAAGCAGTAGATTATTTTACATTTTCAGAGAGATTAAATACAAAAGGTCCAAAGAAATTGAGTTTTTATGAACTTTGGAACAATAAACCAGAGTTTCAACGTAAACCATTTGTCCAAAAATTAATACACCATACATATACAACAACTGGTTCATTAAAGAGTGAAATTCAACAATATTATAAAATGTTTAATCTGTATTACGGGTCTATATATATATTTAAACCAACTACTGCATTAGATATATATCATCGATTTAGACCAAAGTGTGTATTAGATATGACAATGGGATGGGGTGGTAGATTAATGGGTGCATGTGCATTAAATGTTCCTAGGTATATTGGAATTGACAATAATTTAAATTTGAAAGAACCATATAACAAAATGAGAAAATTTTTAAAAGGTAAAACTCAGACAAAAATGAATTTAATATTTAAAGATGCATTGACTATTGATTATAAATCACTCAAACACAAATATCATTATGATATGGTATTTACTTCACCTCCCTATTTTAACATAGAACAATATGGGAATTCTCAAACAAATCCCAAATATATAAATAAAGAAGATTGGTATAATAACTTTTATAGTCCACTTATTCAAAATACATTTGAACATCTTGCGATTGGTGGTCATTATTGTTTAAATGTTCAAGTTGAAATATATGAAAATGTATGCGTCAAACATTTAGGAAAAGCTGATATAAAAATTCCACTTAACCTTGTAGAACGCGGTAATAATGAATATAAAGAATTTATTTATGTGTGGATAAAATGAAAAATTGAAAATCTTTATTTATTATATGATTGATTATAATAAATAACATATAAAATGGACGACGATTATGGATATTTCTGCGATCCAGATACAATTGATACCGAACCTATTATAATACATCCACATGTAATACATCCACATGTAATACATACACATGTAATACATCCACATGTAATACATCCACATGTAATACATCCACATGTAAGAATAGATGATGAAATCATTCCACAAAAACATATTAATAATAACAGATTCTCTTATGAAAACATGTATAAATATAATAAATCTAATATATTTATCAAAATAACACAATTCGTTTATAACTCTGTACCTGACATATGTCATATGATTTATACAACATCATTTACAAAATTATATAATAGATTTCGTGGATTTCGATTATGAACTTCTGCACCGACCATATGAGAACTTTCATACATTTTACGTAATATATGACTTGGTGCTACTGAACCAACTTCAATAAACCCGTGTTTAATTAAATATTTTTTTATATCTGCAATTGAACTATGTTTTAATAATTGCGCTTTTTCAAAAATATTATTACGAATCGTTTTATTTGACACTAACACTGATATTTTGTTAGACTGGCTTGATTTGCCCGTTTTATATGTTCTACGAACGATTCGTTTTCGTTTTTTTGGTTTGATGTGTTTAATTGGATTTGTAAGTTGTTTATATTGACTCATAATAGATGCACGTTCAACTATATTATTATGATTATTAATTATTGGAACAATTGTCGGACGCAATGATGTATCACATATGATTGGTTTTATTGGAATCGGTGCAGTGGGTGTTTTTACATTAGCTTGATGTTCCATTGGATTCCGAGATTCAACTTGTATATTTGAATTATTTTGCATTGGAGATTGTTTTCGTGTTTGATTTACATAATTTCTAAATGTAGGTAAGACACCATTCTTTAAACATCCATATTTAGGATTTGTCACATTTGCATTTGGGTTTATATGTATAGGTTTTGAATTTGATTGATTTGCATTCATTTCTGAACTAATGTTAATTGGAGTGAGTGGTGTAATTGGAAATGATGACACTACTGGTTGCATTTTTAATGTACAATTTGCAAGTTGTTTTCTATTATTATGTTGAGTGGATAATTTTTCAAAAAACGTTTGTGCATCTTTAAATTCGTTATTAAACTCTGGTTCAATTACACATGTATTTTGTGTTTTGTTATCAATCATAGATTTATTACGCTGTTCTTGATGATTACGTATCATTTTTAATATAGATTTATGTTTGATTGTATCCGTTAATGCTGATTTTGGTTTAGTTGATGACTTTACTTTAATTCTTGGATTGGACGTTAAGTTAGTAGGTTTAGCACGTGTTTTTCGTGTATTTTTAGACATTATGAACATTTTAGGGTCGATATTAATTATTTTTTTTTTAACATCATCTGTCATATTATTTTACGTTGTATAGTTTATTATAATCACACATTTAAATATGTCTAATTCTAATTATATAATTGACTACTATTCTAAATGTTATATAATTGTGTTGAAAAATTGAAAAAATAATTTGGTCAAATTTAGTTTGCAATAAATAACAATTAATTAACAATTATAATCATAATACTTAAAACTAATCATGTCTGACATTACAATCATGCCGAACATAATTCACGAACATTCTACTAAACGTATGCCACGTAAATTGAAAATAACACCTAAGACTGTTAATGTTAAATCTACAGAACAAACTAAACTCAATGAATATGTCGAAACTGTTCATAATGGGTTAGACCTTGATAAAACACATATATTTGACCATATTGGTGAGTTTATCACTGAACCGTTTGATATTATAGAATCGTACTTTGATGGTAAACATTTAGACCGATTAGTAAGACATCAAATTGAATCTTATAATCATTTTATAAACAATCAACTTCAACGAACTATAAATATGTTTAATCCAGTAAAAATTCGTTCAGCAAATGATTTTGTGGTAGAAACTAACAGTTATTTCTTGGAAATTCATATCAACTTTGTTAACTTTAAATTATATCCTCCTCAAATTCATGAAAATAATGGTGCTACTAAAACAATGTTACCACAAGAAGCTAAATTACGAAATTTCACATATGCATCTACAATGACAGTTGACATAAACATTCAATATATTGTTCGAAATACAGAACAAATGGAAACTCCTACTATAATAAACAAAACTCTTTATAAAATAAACATTGGTAAAATGCCAGTTATGATAAAATCAGCTGTATGTGTATTATCTCAATCGTCAATATTAAATTCACATTCTTCAGGTGAGTGTTCAATGGATTGTGGTGGATACTTTATTATTAAAGGGTCCGAAAAAACAGTCATTGGACAAGAACGTGCTGCTGAGAATAAGGTATATTGTTTTGATGGTAAGAATACTACTAAATGGAGTTATATAGCAGAACTCAAATCTGTACCTGATTATAAATGCATTTCACCAAAACAAATAAGTATGATGATTGCCTCTAAAAATAATGGATTTGGACATGGTATATATGTATCAATCCCTAGAATTAAACAACCGATTGAATTGTTTGTATTATTTCGTGCATTGGGAATTAATTCAGACAAGGATATTTGTAAATATATATTATTAGATATTAACCAACCAGACAATAACATTTTATTACAATTCTTACATGCATCTATTACAGATTCGAATAAATATATGACACATGAAGGTGCAATTCAACACATTTCATCATATGCAATATATACCCCAATTAATGTAGATAAGGAAACCGGTAATCGTAAAAAACGTGAATTTACATTGGATGCATTAGAAAACGATTTATTTCCACATTGTGTTACAAATTCCCATAAATTATATTTATTGGGATACATGGCTAATAAATTAATAAAGACATGCCTTGGCATTACTAAAGTATCTGACCGAGATTCTTATGAAAATAAACGTATTGAATTAACCGGTACATTATTAAATAATCTATTTCGTAATTATTTCAATAAATTAGTGAAAGAAATGCAAAAACAAGTCATACGTGAAATTAATAATGGTTCTTGGAAATCAACTGATGATTATGGTAACATTATTAATATGACAAATATTTATAAAATTATGAAATCAACTACCATTGAAAATGGTTTAAATCGTGCATTATCAACTGGTGATTTTAGTATTAAACAATCAAATAATAGTAAAGTTGGTGTGGCACAAGTATTAAATAGATTAACATATGTTGCAGGATTAAGTCATTTGAGACGTATTAATACACCTATGGAAAAATCAGGTGAATTGATTGCTCCTCGTAAATTACACAGCACTACATGGGGTTTTCTATGTCCAGCTGAAACTCCAGAAGGACAATCTGTTGGCATTGTAAAGAATCTTAGTTATATGGCTCATATTACAATCCCTGCAAATAGTTCATCGTTATATGAGTATATATTACCTCATATAATCAAAATTGATGCAAATATTGACCCGAATGAATTATATGGAAAAGTAAAGGTATTTATTAATGGAGCATGGCAAGGTGTTACTGATACACCAATCGAATTATATAATGAATTAAAAGCCAAGAAATGTAAAGGCATTATTAACATTTACACCGCAATTGTATTTGATTATAACACATTAGAAATTCGTGTATGTAATGATGGTGGTCGATTAACTCGTCCAGTATTAAGAGTAAGTAATAATAAAGCATTGATTACAACTGATATATTGACAAAAATTGCATCAAAAGAAATAAAATGGAATGACCTATTAACAAATGCAGTTTTAGATGAATCTGTAATTGAATACATTGACCCTGATGAACAAAATACATCAATGATTGCATTGAAAACCCAAGACACATTTTTGCAAAATGATATAACATTAAAATATACACATTGTGAAATACATCCTAGTACTATATTTGGTGTATTGGCCTCATGTATTCCATTTCCCGACCACAATCAAGCCCCTAGAAATACATATCAATGTGCTATGGGAAAACAAGCCATGGGGGTTTATGCAACAAATTACGACAAACGTATGGATAAAACTGCATTTGTATTAAATTATCCAAGTCGTCCATTAGTTGATACACGAGTTATGAATTTCATACAATTAAATAAAATTCCATCAGGTACACAGATTCATGTTGCAATTATGACACATACTGGATATAATCAAGAAGATAGTGTATTAGTAAACCAAGGTTCAATTGATAGAGGATTATTCTTAACCACTATATATCATACTGAAAAGGATGAAGATAAAAATATTATACGTGATGAAATTATTAGATGCAAACCTGACCCTTTAAAAACAAAGGGTATTAAATTAGGAAATTATGATAAATTAAATCAACATGGTTTTATACCAGAAAATACTTTTGTTGAAAATCGAGATGTGATTATAGCCAAAACAATTCCTATTAAAGAAAATCGTAATGACCCAACCAAACCTATTAAATTTGAAGACCAAAGTAAAATATATAGAACTGCTGAAGAAAGTTATATTGATAAAAACTATACAGGTAGAAATGGTGATGGTTATAATTTTGCAAAAGTTCGTGTTAGAATTATGAGAAAACCAGTAATCGGTGATAAATTTTCATCAAGACATGGACAAAAGGGTACATGTGGTAATATATTACCAGAACAAGACATGCCTTTTACCAAAGATGGATTAAAACCAGATATTATTATTAATCCACATGCAATTCCTTCTCGTATGACAATTGGACAATTAAAAGAAACTTTATTAGGCAAAGTTCTATTAGAACTGGGAATGTTCGGTGATGGAACCAGTTTTGGAAATTTAGATGTCAAAACAATTACCCAAGAATTATTGAAAATTGGGTATGAAAGTTATGGCAATGAATTAATGTATAATGGATTAACTGGTGAACAATTAGAAACAAATATATTTATTGGACCTGTATTTTATCAAAGATTAAAACATATGGTAAATGATAAACAACATAGTCGTTCAATTGGTCCAATGGTAAATCTAACTAGACAACCAGCTGAAGGTAGAAGTCGTGATGGTGGATTTAGAATTGGTGAAATGGAGCGTGATGTAATGATTGCTCATGGAATGACTAGTATATGCCGTGAACGATTATATGAAGTATCTGATAAATATAGCATACATGTATGTAAAAAATGTGGGTTAGGTGCATCATATAACAATGGTGATAAAAATAGAATGTATGCAGCAGCAGACTTTTCAGTACATTTATGTAAAACCTGTGATAATCGCACACACTTTGCAAAGGTTGATATTCCATATGCATATAAACTAATGTCACAGGAATTGCAAACTATCAATATTGTACCACGTCTAATTACTGAATAATTCAAAAATGTAATGTAAATAAAACAAAATAATATAAATATAATAACATAATATAAATAATAAACAATCTTTTTTATGGATACAACACTTACAACCAATAATAAAGAATATAATAATGGTTATAAATTATTAAAAACAAACCCTTTTTTTAATGATTTAATTTCATTAATGAAAAATAGTGAATTTAATGCATTTTATGATAATTATTTCCATGACTGGACTGATATTCAAACAATGATATTTTATATGAAACTTCATCATACAATCAAATATGAATATAACGAACGTTATGGACATAATATTAGCGATGAATTGATGGTACATAGTTTACATGAAATTATGACAAATGCACAAACTCGTAAAACTGCAATGCAATTATTTAATGATTTCAAATTAGACCATGATGCAAGTAAATCGTTTAGAACATTGCTTCCATTAACCACTAATAAACAATTTTTATGTATAAAAGATTCAACCAAATAATATAATGTAAATGTAATCGGTAGTTGTATATTATTATTTTCTAACATGGATGTAAATAATGGATAAGAATGAAATAAACGATGTACGTACATCTACACATTTTAAAGGAATCTCATTTTCAAACTTTAAAAATACTGAAGTTAGAAAACAATATTTTGAGAATATGAAAAATGGACGTGTTGAACAAGCATGTTACTGGTGTGCAGAGTTATTATGTGCAGGTCACATAATGGATATATGGGAGAATATTATACATTATGCATGTAAGCATATTCAACTGGGCAATCCAAAAATAGTTATATATTTAGAGAAAAGATATGAGACATTTCGAAATATCATGAAACAAGGACAATATACAGATGAATTAATGATTCGAAATAATAAAACTGTACGTATACTATTTGCCGAGATTACATGCATACTTACTATGTCCAATAAGAAGAATAGTTTCGAACCTATTAAAATAAATAAAGCAGATGAATATGACATTACTCAAATGACTGAACGGTTAATATCACCATCAGTCGAGTATATAACTGATATTTTTAAAAAAAATGATCCGAAAGAATTGTTTATCGCATTGAATGAATTTGCATATAATGTTTCAACTGATAAACTTAATATGGCAAACGCATGTTATTGGATTGAATGGATAGTTGAGTTCGGAACAATATGTAAAAAACGAAAAACACAATGCAAATGTGAATCACGGAATTATAATATAGAATCTAAATTTAAACGAGATGCTATATGGATTATATGGGATATTTTGTTATATTTTACAGAAAAACAGAACAATCAATACATGACACAATTAATGAATGCTTCACTTAATATGTTCTGTATCAAATATACAACTGCTACGTGTAAAAAACGTAGATATGTATTATATTTTGCTGTATCATTATTGACTGAACCAGTTTCAATTAATGTTGAATTAATAGCGGATAAGAATGTTATAAAAATGGTGACTGATAAGATAAATATAATTTATAAACAAATCAAGAAAAATGAAGAAAGTCCAAATACAGAATACTTATTTGCAAATCTGAGAAATGATAATACATTTGAACAATCTATGCGCAAAATAAATATACTTAATAATTTGGAGTTTACATAATTGACTTTCGAATCATATCAATATTAATGTTAATGCTATTATTCAGATTTGCAATTGTTTCACATGCAGTATCCTTAAAAACAGGTTGTCTATAAAAATTTTCTAAATCGTCTGGGTGGTCAATTAGATATTTTACTCGATTGGCTATCTCATCTACATTTGTAGGATTTATTTGTAGAATTCGGTCAACATTAAATATTTCCAAATCAATCAAGTCAAATATACCATTATAAATCGGTATGGCTCCAGATAAACATGCATTTAATATTTTTTCAGTAATGTATCCTGGATGGTCATTATAATAGTTCTCAGTACATATAATGAATTTATATTTCTTCACATATTCAGGTATTCCAACTACATTTAATTCGACATTTGAACAATTGTTTAACAACCTACCAAAACAATCTATCCTATCAAATTTGTTTAATTTATTATGTATTGGAGTACGTGTATTTCCCATGTCATGTCTATTAATTAACACACAAAACTTTTTATTATGTATATCACATGTATTAACATATTCATTTACATTTGTAAATGTCGATTTTTCTGACAAGTTTGGGAATAATAAATATAATGGATATTTTATACATCTATCTTCTGGAGAATTCGGAACACACCCAATCTTAAAACTACATAAATTATGTTGATATATATACTTTGATATTGGACAATAAGGTAAATTCATAATAGGTTCTGCAATGTATTGAATTTTCAACTTATTAAATGATTGTATTGCATTTACATCGTAATTGTTTACATAATCTCCAATCAATAATATATTTGCATCATTTATATTATTAACCACAGCATCATCTGGTTTAAAAAAACGGGTAATTGTATCAGTTTTATGAAAATCTGGATTGCCTTGATTAAATCCTATATATTTTAATTTGATTGGCATATATTTAATAATATTGTTTTACTTTTTATGTTATTTATATATATATAAACATTCGAAATGTGTCAAATATTGTTATCTATGGATATCGATAATTACGCAACCGAATTTAAAAAATTTTATAAAACTCAAAATGCACAAAAGATGATTCATGGATTTGGTATCGGTCATTATGATGATAATAATTCATGGAAATTTACTAGAAAACCAATATCATTATTCAATGCAGATAAAGACTGTGAAAATTATATAAAGATTTTTGAAAAAAAACCAAAATCAATTATTGTACATCTCCGACAAATATATTTAACAGAACCCAATGTTAATTTACAGTCTGAATTAAAACTTGAAAATACTCATCCATTCTGTCATGAAGACATGTGGTTAGTTCATCGAGGTAATATATTCGTGAAAAGTGGAAATGCATACACATGCACATTTCAATCAGGTCGTGAAACACCTTTTTTTTTATTAAAAATTAAAAAACTTTATGCACATATACATAACTCATTGCTGAAAAATATAATTGGAAATACTGATAGTGAAATTATGTTTTACATATTTATGACAATATATAAAAAAAATCAAGAGTTGAATTCTAAAATTACAATTCGAACGAATATGATAACCAGTATAAAAACAATGCTTTCAATTATTTCATTATGTGGTTTCAGTAATTGTTCAAATATAATTATTTCAAATAATGAATATATTGCAATTGTAAATATAAATACGTCTAATTGTAATAAACTGCAACGACAATTTTACTATAATAACAGATTGTCTTTTTGTGGTTTAAAATTAGACGATTCATATAAACTAATGCCTAATAATGTTCTATATATGTATAGAATCAAAACCCAACATCATAAGTTGTATCATTTATGCGTAAAAAATGTAGTCTGATATTTGTCCATTTTATTTCATATTTTGTGGTTCATTCTCTCAATATGTCTTTTTTAATTTGATAAATAATAATATAAATTTCAAATGTATATTGAAATATTAGTATATACTAATAGTATATGTCTGAAATATTTATAGTATTAATAATAAATAAAAAATTCGTTAGATGGGAATCATTTGAACAATCTGCTACATTAGGTTGCATATTTAATTTATTGACAACAAAATATAATATAACCAAATGTGTAATTGAAATTGGGGATGTATCATTTATGAATAAACATAGATTTAAAAACATGGCATTATCTAACATCTTATTGCAAGCAAATGTTGGAACTATTTACGTTTTTACAAAAGAACAATTATTGGTTCTAAATTCAGAATGATGTCCAAACTATGTTCCTTGTATATTATGTAATATTATAAATCAATTATCTTTTTTATAATATTAATTATCAAATTAAAAATAACATATTGAGAGAATGTGACATTATTATAACATTAAAATGTCTTAAAATGCAGAACCAAAAGAACCACCGAGAAGTCCATTTGCTGCCATAGGTCCTCCCATTCCACCAAAATCATTTCCAAACCCACCATTATTCATTTGTTGGTCATTGTCACGTTGAGATGGTATTGATGATACAGGTGCAGGTGGGAATGTATTTTGTTGAATTTGACTATTGTCTAAATAATCAGATTGACTAGGTGTATGTTTACTAACTGGTTTGCGAACTCTAACCCCATTTGTATTCTTAACTTGGTCTTTAGATTCATATGGTTCACCGTTCCATAATTCTAGTACCCTATCATATATAATATTTACCTTTATGCCTAATTTAGTTTGAATACTTAATAACACCATCAAAAACAATAATATACCATTAGTTAAACATAAATTGTCATACTTAAATCCACTGTATGTTGGAAGATAGGTAACCATTCGATGTATTAATATAATTCCACTACACATAATCGTAATTTGCATAAATATTTCTACTAAAAGTTCAATACTAGAACTTTCACTATCTGCTTCTGGTATAAATCGTTGAATTAACTTATTTAAACTAACTATAGGTATTACACTCAATAATGCATATTGAACTACATTAAGAATTTCTGAATTACTTTCTTCTGTTGTTGAAAATACATGCGTCATAAATGTTTTTTGTGCACTAATATCACCTCCCTCAAAATTCATAATCAAATTATTTATATATAGAATACAAAGAAAATATATATAGAGTTTGATAATGATAATGAAAATGACATATATAATATATACACTATCAAAACCATTTAAATAAATATATTCGTAATATAATACAAATCAAAATGAGTCGTTCAAATGCAGCTGCAATAAATCGGCGTGTAAATAAACCGATTGTACCACCACCACCAACTTCATCAAATCCATCATCGATTGAATACTCACCTATTATTAACAATAATAATCCAGGTACAAGTCATCAATTAAATGGTCTTACATTTAAAGAAGTTGTTGCAAATCTAGATAAACGTATACATGCATTGGAAACAAATGTACATTCAAATATTACACTAACTGAACAATATGAACCACTTGAACAAGATGAAATTGTTAAATTAGACGAAGTTGTTATTGAATTTAATAATAGATTTGAATTGATAGTTGAAGAAATCGGTAATATGAAAGATATCATTATAAAATTACAATCATTTACAATGGATGTAAATAAACAGTTATTAAATGAGAGAATATTATCTAGAGACGATAAAAATGATTTAATTGCAATGGACACGTCTGAAACAATTTCCATGCCTACCTCAATTGTATTAGATGCACAATTAGATGCACTATTAGATGCACCATTAGATGCACCATCGACGATAGAATCAAATGAAACACCTATTGACGTACCTACTCAAACATTTAAACATAAACCTTTACATATACATCAACCTAGTAAATTAAAAAATCATATAACATCAACTATATCAAAACATATAGAGAATTAAATATGTTATATTATAACAATTAATATATTATTATAATATACAACAAATAACATGTCGACTGATGAGTTTAAAACACGCCTGGATAAAATGAAAGCTGATTACTATTCAAAAAATAAACCTTCCATTTTTAATAAAAAACAAAAGGATGAATGTGCAAAATCCATTGCAATTAATTGTCCTTTACCTTACCTACTTAATAATACTGCATATATATTAAATAATACAAATAAAGTATATTTCGATTATACAGTTTTTAAAACATATGCAACCTGTGAAAATTTCCCACATATAGTAAATCATATTAAACAATTGAATATTCAAGCAATTCAAATGTATGGTTCATTTGAAATTCATATAAATTGGGCAACTTATACAATTTCTGCACATGAACGATACAAGGACATTTTCAGATTGTTTTCATTAGCACATACAGATGATTGTAGATACGATTTTTCTGCATTACTTACACGCTTCAATGTTTATAACACCCCAGCTATTATGAATATAATATCCACATTTATAACTCCATTAATTGACCCGATTGTAATTTCAAAAATACATCTTCATGATAAAGTAGTAAGTGAACCAATAATTCGTATGTTATTGGATAATAAAACAGTATAAAGCATGTCAATGTAATACGTATAACACGATGAATATACATATTTCGAATCTTAGTAAATCTGATGCATTTTCTACAATATTCCAACATATAAGATTATTTACTGACCATATAAATATCACATTTTCAAAAGAACGAATGTATTTCCAATCAATGGATTCATCACGAGTATCCATTTTCGAATTAACATTGCCAAGTGATTGGTTTGATATATATGAATTCAATTATGATGGTCCAGTTACTATCGGTGTAAATTCAAACATTCTATATAAAATTTTGAATACACGTGATAAAATTCAAGAGACTAATATCACATATGACGTTACCAATGATTCTGACAAATTATTTATAAAATTCAATAGCGACAATAAGAATATATATGATAAGAATTTCGAATTGCCATTGGTCGATTTAGATACAGAATTAATGGATATACCTGAATCTGAATGTGATGCCGAATTTTCAATATGTTCTGCCAACTTTTCAAACATAATATCACAATTAAAAATATTTGGTGATACGATAGATATTGAATGTACTGAAGAAAAAATAGAATTACAATCAATCAGTCAAGAATCGGGTAAGATGGCAGTTGAAATTGACATTGATGAATTAACCTCATATGCTATAAATGAAGGAGATGTCATCAATTTATCATTTAGTTTAGCAATTTTGCAAAATATTAGTTTATATCATAAATTATCAAAAGAAATGATAATATATTTAACTGCAGAAAAACCCTTGAAAATTATTTACAATTTAGGAATTAATGATGATGCAGTTATGACCTTTTATCTAGCACCTAAAATAAATGACAATGATTAATGTGTTCGTATTATATTACAAAACGCGATATATACATTATGTATAATACGCTATTGATAATATATAAATAATGGATTTAATTGTACACATTTTCATTTTTGTCATAATATTATTCATGTACATTCACATTAATCAACAATACAAATGTAGTGAAGATTTAGAAATATATGAGATTGATTATGTAGATAATAGTCATTTACAAGAAGTATGTAATTTAAAACAACCAATATTATTTAATTATAAAACAATATATCCTGATTTTTTTGAAGATATAACACTTGAATCATTATCCGCTAGTGGACCATATGATGTAAATGTAAAAGATATTAATGATTATTGGAAAGACGAATTTGAAACAGTAGACTCCATTATTTTACCATTCCAAAGTGCAGAAAATCTAATAAATAGTGACATTAATTCAAAATATTTCATGGAAAATAATCAAATGTTTATAGATGAATCTGGATTATCTAAACATTTTATGAACAATGACCAATTTATTAAACCACAATTTACAGTACAAACCTCATTTGACATTCAAATGGGTTCAAAAAAAACAGTTACTCCATTACGTTTCCATACGAATAATAGACATTTTATATGTGTAAATTCGGGGAAAATTAGTATGAAATTAACTCCATGGAAAAGTAGCAAGTATTTACATTTATATAACGATTATGAATCATATGAATTTCTGTCCCTGATTAATATATGGAAACCACAACGTAAATATTTCAATGATATGGATAAAATCAAATGGTTAGATGTTGACATTGAAGCTGGTCATGTTATATATATTCCTGCATATTGGTGGTATAGCATTCAATATAGTGATGAACCTGATACCATTCTAACCAACTTTACATATAACAATATTCCAAATATATTATCAAATGTACGTAATCTTGGATTGTATTATTTACAACAAAGTAATACCAAAACTCATATACTTAAACCACATGATGATTTAAATATCATAGACGAAGACAATCAAATCCCAATAAAAAATGAATCGGATATTGACATTAGTTAACAAGAAATATCTGAATAATTTTAGCTGAGGAGTTTAGTTGATTGTTTAATGTACAATCTTACGGGTAAATTTCTTTGTTGCAATTTTTATATTATATATTTTACAAAAATCCATTATATTATATTGGGGTTCTTTTCCAGTTCCAATATGATACTCACATACAATTTTAGGTTGTTCATCGGGTTCATATCCCCATTTATTGAAGAATGATTCTTCGTCATTTGAATCTATAAATTCAATTGTACGTGCATCTACATTTTCTACACCATTGAATGAATCTATTCGATTTTTCCATATAGGTGATTGACATGCATAATACAACCAATCATCATTATATATCTTATGTAATTTATCATAATTTATAGAAGTGCACATATAAAATAATACATTTGTACATTTTCGGATTGAATATTTATTTTCAAGTGAAAGAACTGTTGCTGATTTACTATAATTGGTCTTATATTTTATAATATCACACTCGCGTAAATTTATATTCAACTTTCGATTGATTGATATTACATTTTGCGGTTGTTCACATTTTACTTTAAAGAATTCTTCTATAAATGGAACTAAATTATAATTGCGATATGTAAGTGTCGATATAATTGAACCAATGCAATAATCATTTTCAGGATGTTCATCCATTAATTTTATATTCGTTTCTATAAAAGTTATTAATAATTGATTGGTATAACTGTATATTTTACTATAAATTAACAATATTAATTCTATTAATTCTTGGTAAAACCCGGAATAATATAATTCGTATGCCCAAAATAAGGCTTCATCGCGTTTATGATCTAAAATCGCAAGTAACATTGAATGTTTTACTTCAGTTTTTATATATAAGTATCTAGTTAATGCTAGGTTGTCTAGTTCATCATCGAATTCAACGGTTGACATATTTATTGGGTATTTGTTTAATGATAATGTTAATAATAATTATTTTATCAATTTTATCAAATTCTTAGTTTAGTAAATAAAATATACATTTAATATAGTATATATTTTATTTTATGAAACATACTACAATTAGTCGAGAAATGCGTAATAAAAATCGTAAAACCATGCGAAATAATAAACCGAAAAATAGTGTATCTGATAAAATAAAGCAGAATATTATGGTGCAATTTCTAGAATTATTAAATATGATTAAATTATTTCATTGGAAAACATGTTCATATAGTCAACATAAATCAACTGATTTATTATATGAACAATTAAATAAACACATTGATAAATTTATAGAATTATTGATTATAAAAGATAATAAAAGAATTAAAATGGTAAATAAAAAAATGAATTTAATTGACATTAATGATGAAACTGAATTTAAATCAAAAATTTATGAATATAGAGAATTTCTCATAAATATGGATACTATTTTTAATAAACGTAGTGATTCTGCATTAATTACTATAAAAGATGACATTCTAGTTGATATTAATCAGTTTTTATATTTAATGACATTCAAATAATGTGAAAATATGAAAGTGCGATAAATCAAAAAAAAATATATACAGTATATAAGAATGGATTATATAATTCCGGCATTTTCAATCTTATTTATAGATAGTGTATATTTAATAAATATAGGTGGTCCCATGTTTGATAAAATGGTAAAACAAATACAAAATGATGATATGAAATTAAATATATACGGAGCAATTGGAGCATATGCATTGATGATATTAGCAATATACAAATTTATCATTATGGAAAGAAAACCACCAATTGACGCATTTATTTTAGGTATATGCATTTATGGGGTGTTCGATTTTACAAACTATGCTATATTTAATAAATATAATATTACAATAGGTTTATTAGATATGTTATGGGGAGGAATGTTATATTATATTGTAACATTGATTACATATAAATTATTGGGTATCAAATATTAATACTATAATATTTTTTCTATTTATTATTGTAAGATTTTTATTATATTATTTGAAAAATAGTATAATAAAAAACAGAAAAAAACTTACTTATAAATCGTCCCATTTTAAATATTCAATGGTGCAAATTAGAATTTATATAATATAACCTACCTTATGTTTTTACATTATGCATAGTCTGATAACATCCCTTTTATTGAAGGTAAATGTTTATTGTCATTATTATCTTTTGGATAATTACATGCAAGTTCAAATGTAGTTTTATTTGCGTTTACACTCATGTAGTGTTGGATTTTTTGAATTCTTAATTTATATGTTTTTTTCCAATGTCTCTGGATAATTTTAATCCAATGTGTTTTTATAGAAGTTGAATATGTACCATCATCCAATATATGTAATTTCATGACTTCAACTTTTGGAATTAAATTTAAAGTTAACCCATAATAATACATATATTTTAATGAGTCTATAAATGCATATTTAAAGAATGCATTGGCGGACATAGACATCGATAATAATAATATATCATTATGACTTTTATTATCACATACTCCTATATAATAATCACCATTTATCTTATCTTTATTGCAATGTTGTCTGTCGTATTTATATATATTATCAACATCAATTGATGTATTATTGTATGATTGTAATTCCATTGTATATATATATATATTGTGTTATTTATATCTATATTATTTATATTTAGTTTAAATCCACAATGACTGCAGGTTGTAAATCAATTTTTCATTATACATATAAACTTTGAGATGTCATTATATATTTTAAAATCATTCGTTCAATTAACGATAATTTATACAATGTGTCAGTATTTTCAGATTGTTCATATATATTAATAAATTCGTTTGCAATTGTAACTATCTTTAACATGGATTTTGTAAAGTCACCTACTGAGATTGACATATCAGACACATCCGTTTGTATAAATTGTTTACATTCCATCTCATTTGAACAATCGCACCATTTCATTGATAATTCTACAATATCATATTGTATCATATTGTCATAATCAATGCCAGTATCTAATGAATTATTATATTCAATATCATTATATTCAATGCACATATTTTCAATTTCTTTTATGCGATAACATAAATAAGAATCATCAATGTTTTCAATTGTTAATTTATACTCATCTGATACTTTTATTGTTGTAAAGCAAGAGAATAACCCAATCATTTGTTTTGTTGAAAAATCGGCGAAATTGTTCCATTTTTCATTTACCAATCTAGATATAATTAATGGATGTAATTCCGAAATATTTGACGCAAATTTACCAGTTGTTGTTAATTCAAATGAATTTGATTGAGTTGTATCATCCAATGGTTTTATAATATTACTATTTAATAATATATCACATATAGTATCTGTTTGTGATTTTATATAGGATATTGTATTTTTGGTAACATTGTCAATTTCTTGGCATTTGATTTTCAAATTATTCAATTCATTTACACGTGCTGCATCATTTATAATATTCTTATAATTGTAAACCAATAATTGTTTATCCTTTTCTGCTTTCTTACGTCTTTTATTGACGCAATTTGGTATAATTTCATTAAGACTTAACAATTCGTCACAAATAGTACGAGGTGTTTCTGCAACCTCTATAAACTTCATTTTTTTTGAGATTTCTTCAGTTAGTTCCGTTTTTTCATGAATTAATCCTTTTATTGCATTTTGAATTTCATTATGTACCATGCTTTTTTCAATAAATAAATGGAAATCAGTGGTTTGTCCATTTTTTAATAAATTGAGCATTAATGAATATGATATACGAAATTTAGATACTAATTTCTGAGGGATTCCGTTTAATATGGTTTTATAATCAAGTGATGATAGTGGTTTAAATAAATTATTACAATGGACTACGTGACCAATTGTATCAATGCCTCTACGACCTGCTCGACCTGCCATTTGGGTATATTCATGTGACATTAAATAACGTTCATTATGTCCATCAAATTTTGTAAGACTTGTAAATATAGCGGTTTTAATTGGACAATCTAATCCAATTGCAAATGATTCAGTTGCAAATAATATTTTTATATATTTTTTAGAAATCATCAATTCGACAATTTCTCTTAATATAGGTATCATACCAGAGTGATGTATTCCAATTCCTTTTTCTAACAATTCTACTAATTTTATATATTCGGGCAATTGTAAATATTCTAAATAATTTGGTAGTTTACGGATTATTTGTTCACATTCATATTTAACTGTATATGCGACTTTGCTATCAAATTCCAATACAGGAACTGTAATACTTGATGCATATAATTCAACTTGCTTTCGAGAAAATACAAATGCGATTGCTGGTAACATTTCACGTTCACGTAAGAACCCACATAATTGATTTAATACATGAGTTTTAGTCGCAATCATTCGATTTGTCATAAATGTATTGTTTAATTTAACCAATGTTTTATGCCCAATTTCATTAAATACTCCATTTTCATCTTGTAATGGAATCAATGAATTTGTATTATCTCGAATTTCCTTTTGGAGAACTTTATCTTTAACTGTTTTAAATATCGATTCTGTAGTTGTTAAATATCCATAATGGAATAATGGAACTACTCGATGATTTGTGGTTGCTAAATAAACCTGTTTTTCTAATAAACCACGTTCACACCATGTTGCAAATCCAATTGGATTATCTATGGTAGCAGATAACATTACCATTTGAATATGTTTAGGCAACATTAAAATCGTTTTTTCCCATACATGTCCACGGTCTACGTCGTTTATGTAATGAACTTCGTCAAATATAACACATCCTAATTCATTTTGGATATCTATTTGGAAACCTAAATTTGATGTAGTTGACTCTTCGATTTGTTTATCATTAATTGGAGCTTGTACAAATAGATAATTCATTAATATTTCAGTCGTCATTATAATTACATCAGCATTCGGATTTGTTTTTATATCACCAGTGAATAATCCAAATGAAATGTGAGGATATTTATGGATAAATTCATAATATTTTTGATTAGATAATGCCTTTATCGGACTAGTAAATATTACTTTTTTACCTAATCCAACTAAATGTGTTATAGCGAATTCGGCAGGTAATGTTTTACCAGACCCAGTATGAGCAGTTATTAATAAATGATTTCCTTCAATTATTGCTTCTATGCCGTATTTTTGAAAATCACTAAGTGGATAAGGGTACAATTCAAAATGTGATTGATACTTTGAATTGGACGGATATTGTGCATTGCATATTTTTACCATTGGTATACATAATATATTACTGTATATTGTTTATGCTGTTTACATAATATACATTTAGTCAAGTGCCATAACATTTTATCTTATTTTTTTTCGGTTCAATTATATATATATTAATTGACTAATGAATTTAAATTCAAATTCAAATATAATGGGATTAACTGATGGTGTTATTTACAATAAGTATGAACCTATGCATGAATTAAATAGTCGCATGAATTCACGCCAATTCCCAGATTCACCATTAGAACCCAATTATTATCCACGTTCAGTTGCTACCAAATATACACATTTCCCTATAGTAAACCATCGTAAACCCGAACATGAACCAACTATACCATATATTAAATATAATGGCAGTGCAAATTTTAATCCCGGAACTACAAGTGCTCCAATTTCAGGATATAACATTGATTTAGAAACCAATTTAAGAAACCAAACTGTCGCATTACAACATGGTGCATCACAAAATATATATATACCATCATCTACGAGTGACTTATATAATATTAGTGTAATATCACGTCCAAGTGTTCAACCACATCCTGAATTATTTAAACGTTCCCTATTTGACCAATCATTACATGCAAATGTATCAAATGTAGACATTGGCAAAAATACATTTTTCAACCATACCCGTACACAACTTCGTAATTTATAAACAATACGTCATTTATTTTGAATGTTTAGTAATATATTTAAAGAATTCATCAATATTATATGTATTGATTTTGTATATACCGTATACATTATGTTTAAATATATTAAAACTATATTAACATCTAATAATCCAAATCTATTTTTTACGAAATTGACAATGATTATGGCAATTATATTAATTTCTATAATTATTCGAAAAATGATGATAAATCCACATCCAATCCCTGAAGGATTTTCACAAGGGAGTCCATTTGTATTAAAATTAAACGATGATGTATATGATGAGTTTTATTCTAGTATACATGATACATTACATGATACTAAATCACGCATTCAAGTTGAATTGATTGAAATAATTAAGATGACTGAACCGTCGACTACACATAGTGTATTTTTAGACGTTGGAAGTGGAACTGGTAACGTTGTAGATGAATTAGTAAATGCTGGATATAATGCATATGGAATTGAGAAATCACCTGAAATGGTAACATGTTCAGCAACACAACACCCTGATATTGAAATTGTTAATGCCGATGTATTAGATGCCATGTCATTTGAAAAATCTACATTTACTCATGTATTATGTACTTATTTCACAATATACCAATTTGATGATAAAGAAAAATTCTTTAGAAATTGTTATTATTGGATGAAGCCAAATAGTTATTTAATATTACATTTAGTTAATCCAAAAACTTTCAAAAATATTGTACCATATAAGAATGTTGATATATCATCCACAGATACGAATGTTAGTCATGTTTTAAATAATAAATTGGTATTTGAGGACTTTAGTTACGTAGCCAATTATGAAGTTCCAACCACTAATAATGAACGTGTTACATTCACTGAAACATTTACTAGTCATAATAATAATAATATTAGACAAAATGAACAAACTATGCAAATGGAATCCATTGATAAAATCATAAATATGGCAAGTATGAATGGATTTATTGTAAAGGGGAAATCTAATATGAATTCATGTGCCGATAGTAATCAATTCCTATATATTTTAGAACGTCAAATGTAAAACTAAAAATAACAAAATCGTAAAGTATATTAGAAACATGCTCGAATATATCTTATTAACTATCACATTTAGTATATTATTTACACTTGCATACATTAAACTTAAATATCCATTTTGGAATATACAACCTGTGTATCATACCTACAATTGGTGGCGTTGCATTTATAAACACCATAGCATTGTATATAAATACCGTCCAGTAAAAACAAAGTTTGTAGATTTATTAAATGTAAAAACAAAACATTATTTAGACACAACTGATGAAATTAGAGAGTCATTATTAAATTTAATACAAAGTAATCATAAATCTACTGAGAACATTGTATTTTACATAAACAATGCAGACCTTTATGCATATTTAACAGGTCAATCTGAACCATCGATTATATCCATATACAATGAAACTATGCCATTGCTACCATTGAATAAAACAAAACAGGTCATACAAATTGGTGCAATCACATCTAGACATTTACAATTCCATGTAAATGAAACTGATAATACATATGTGAAACATCCTATTTATTTTATTGACTTTATGGGCATTGACCGCAATAAAGACCAAATCAAATATAGTAGAACATTGTTACAAACACATGAATATAATCAACGTATACAAAACACAAATGTTGTAATATCTCTCATTAAAAGAAATAAAGATTTATTCACTGGAATTGTACCATTAGTTGAATATGATACACATGTATATAATTTGACTATGTTTAAGTTGCCAAAAATGTATCAACATTATTCAATTATGCAAATTACACATTCAAATATGAGTGATTATACACATTTCTTTTATAATGAAACTATCATGTCATTACATTCGACATTATTTGACATTATGATTTTTCCTGACATTGGTAATATCATTTCATTACTTAAGAAACAAATATTATATATATATTGTCTAAAACATGCAGACAATGTACTTGGATTTTATTTTTTTAAAAATGATAAAACACATTTCGAAGACTTTGATTGCAAATCACTTCGTTGTTTAAATAGCATATTAAATTGCAATAATGAAGAATTATTCTTTTTGGGTTATTTACATGCATTACATCAAATTGTTAATTTAGATAAAGACTACAAATTATTAATCATGGAGAATATTGGACATAATCATATAATACATAAATATTGGGAATTGCGGTATAAATCGTTTTATTCATACAAATCTGCATATTATTTATTTAATTATATATATCCAAATACTCCACTATTAGGGTTGAGATGCTGTATTATTGCATAATATAATTATTATCTTGTATATTTACCAGTTCTTGCGAATGCATCAATGGTAAATATAATAAAAACACCTAAAAATGTATATAGAATAAATTCTTCTGTAATATTGTCGGTCTTTTCATGTTGATTTTCTTCTAACAAATGAAGCATGTAATTTATTTTCTCCATTAATTTATTATCAACACTTACTTTTCCACTATTGTCACTCCTGCCCATATTTGCATAATATGGTTTTGTATTATTATATTTAGGCGGTTCGTAGCTCTTATTATAATTGCTATATTGTGTATTATTACCTTCATTCATTCCATACTTCATATTTACATCTTTATGATCATTTGATGCATCTACATAAGATGATGTTGGCATATAGTTTCTTTCCACATCAATTGCATCATTGTCTTTATTTACATTAATTTGTGGAGGTGATATTGGATTAAATTCACCCATTTTGGAAGTTTCACCTACATTAACTGAAGTAATTGTATCTAACATGCGATTTACACGGGTTGTACGTTCAATTGATTCATCTTGATTAAAAGTTAAATCGAGAGGTTGAGATTGAGTCATATTACTAGATGCATTTATTACATATTGGTTATCATCATTATCACTACTGGTCGGTTTAATTGGTCTATTCTTTACAGTTTTTCGCATGGTAGATACACGTTTATTAGGAACATCGTCATTTATCCAATTTGATGCGGTTGATACTAAACTTGACATTTTGTTATTTATTTATATTACTTTAAAAAATAGATAGAAATTATTTTACCAAATATACGTCGTTTTGAATTTAATTAAACTATCTTTAATTAAATAAATATATAATATAAATGGCATATCAAATTATATCTCAATTTATACCCATTTTAGTAATTACATTGGGATTAATGTTTAAAAACGATTTCGTACGATTTAGTAATACTATTATCGGTAAAATAATCGCAATTTTTATAGTTTTATTTTACATTGAATTTGATAAACCACTTGGGTTATTATCTTGTGCATTAATTATATTATATTATCAAAGTGATTTTGTAGAGAAAATCCTAAATGAATACGATTTGAATCAGTACAAGAAAGAAGAATCTGAATTAATCACAACTACAATCACTGAAAATTTTGATAACATTGATAGTATATTGTCATATTTTCCAACATTCATTTTAGACAAGTTTGGATACACCGAATATAGTGATATTCCAAATCCACCAAATGCAATTGATGAATTTCGTAAACGCAATTGTAATAAAAATCACCTAAACCATAAGAATGTGAATGTTAAATTGGAAAATGTCGGGTTTATTTTTCCTGAATTAGATTTTAAACAAGATGAATGCAATCCATGTGATAAAAATTGTATATTTTCAATTGTTGAAAATAAATTAGGCACTGAACATAATCTAATTCCAATTCAATCTAACAATGCACAAATTGTCAAATTATAAAATGTAATTATTACTTATAACATGGGAAAAAAAAGCGAATTTCATCAAATTTTTGATTTCTTACATAATCGCATTCAAAATATAAATGGCAGTAAAGTATTTGCTGGGTTCATGATTGTATCGTTAAACATTGTATCGAAATTTGTAAACATTAAGATGAGTAAAACCATGGAATCTTATTTGAAAGTTTCATTTAGTAAATATCTATTAATATTCATAATTGCATGGATGGGAACACGTGATATTTATATCGCATTTACTGTTATGATATTATATTCATTTGTAATTGATTATTTATTAAATGAAGATAGTGTTTTATGCATTTTGCCAAATAGTTTTAAAGATAATCAATTAATATTATTAGAAAATTTTGAAAATAAAGATACATGTGATTGCAATAAAGCACCTGATAATATAACTACAGCTGACATTAAACGTGCACAAAATATACTTGCAAAAGCTAAACTTGAACAAAAAATTTAGATTTGAAATATTAATCTTATTTTTAATATTATTATAATATAGATAATAACATTATGAAAGGCAATCCAGTGAATAAACCACTCAAATTATACCCACTCCATATTAATTTATATACAACCATTGATGAATATGAGAAGCCGACTGAATTTAAACGGTCGATGTTAGACATGGATGCTGTTAATAAACTTGACAAAAATAATAATAAACCAGCATTCAGTGCTAAAAATTTAAAGGAATATCCATTCATTACTGCTGATATATTATATCCACTTGATATGTTAATGACATGGTCTTATTCCGACCGAATTAAACTATTTTTTAATGAAAAACAAATGAATGATGTATTAAATAAACCATTCTCAGAATATTTGGTCAAATACGATAACCCGACTGTAGAATATAATGATTACCAAAAACAACGTACATATGATAAAAATGTTAAGACTATAATCGAGCTTATATTTCCATCTCGACCTGTAATTAGAAATATAAGTAACACATATGATGCTGACATTATTAAAAAAATAAACGATAAACCACTTCGAATAAATTGGTTTACAAAATCTTATTTTCCATCTTATTTAAAAATAAATGGTTCTACCTATACAATATCTAAAGTTGATTGGATAAATGATTTTATTAAACATCCACTTTATGTAGAATTTATTAAAATATATACAAACTTTAAAGACTGGGTTAATGGTGAACTCAAAAATACTGAAAATAAAATTGCAAACCTACCCAAACCAGACTCCACTAATGATATTGTCTATAACAATTTTAAGAATACGAATTTTGAAATTACAAAGGTGGAATCCACCAAAATAACTACGAATGGGGATGTGAATGAAATACTTGCAGCTACATTAAATTCGATTAAAAATAAAAACTTAATATTAATAAAAAACCTAAGATTCGCCGAATACATTTTAAAACAGATATTTGTACTTAATATCGAGGATTTTAAAGAATTATTAAGCAATGCGACCAAGTTTGGGCATAACAATAATGCAATTCTATCTAAGTATATGACTTTTCAAGAAAAGAAATTGAAATATACACATCATATAGATTCTAATAATCAAACCCTAATTAAATCATCAAATGTACCACTGCAACTTTTATTCGAAACAAGTAATTCGGGTAATGACCAAACTACCAAATTCTATAAAAAAATCGACTATATTATAGATAAATACATTAATGCAAAATATGACTTAACCCCGGGTAATGAGATCAAAGAGAGTGTCAATTATTACAATGACCTTATGTACATTGGAATTGTTACTATTAATGATATTAAATCAATTAATCTTATGATGGATGTGTCGTCTGAAATATATAACCCATCCAAAAAATTTCTCGATTGTAAAGTGCATACCAGTAATTTAGCCAATCAACTTGCACATATTTTTAATATACCAAATGACGTTAACATTTCATCAAATAACAATCAACCTAATAATCAACCTAATAATAAACCTAAAAACAATCAACCAAAAATTCAACAATCAAATAATCAACCACCAAATAATCAACCAACTCAACATTTGATTGAATTATTAAATGAACCAGAATTTAATCAAATATTTAAGAGTGATATGTTTAATGGATTGAAAGATTACAAACCTCCTGTACCAACTCCACCTGAGATTCAAAATATACTAATGCAATATAAACCAGCATTAGACATTATAACCGATTGGAGGGATGTCAAACTTAATAGTAATAATGTAAGTAAACGGAATAAATTGTTAGATAGTTTAATAAGAGAGATGAATAAATTAATGGCCGAACTTGATGTGGATGTCAGACAATACAATTCTCCTAGTAATGGGGGTACCCAGATGACTCATGAAGACCGAGAAAAGTTGGCAAAAATATTTCACGATAATACAATCATTTTAACTACATTAACCTACATTCATAATCAGGTTAAAAAATTGCCTCAGTCTGGAGGAAAATCCAGAAATCAAACTCACAAACGTCATTTGAAAAAGAAAAAAAAATGTAAAAAATATAATTTGACCAAAAAAAAAACGAAAAGTTTAGATTAGATTAATTTTATTGATTATTTACAATCTATAAAATTAATAATATATTATACATGTTTACATATATTTACATAGTTATTACTTGGTAGTAAATGAAGGAACTCCATTTATAATAACACCAATTTGGTCACCTACATCTTCATCATCATCAATCTTATATATTATACCATTAATTTCATGTGTAATATAATATGATACACCATTAATTGCATACTCAAATACTTCGTCTTCTGTTTCTTCTACTTCTGTTTCATCTATTGATTCGATTTCCATTTTATCTTCATCCGTTTCTTCGACTTCACCTTCATCAGTTTCTTCGACTTCACCCTCATCCGTTTCTTCGACTTCACCTTCATCCGTTTCTTCGACTTCACCTTCATCCGTTTCTTCGACTTCATCTTCATCCGTTTCTTCGACTTCATCTTCATCAGAGTCTTCGACTTCAACTTCATCAGAGTCTTCGACTTCAACTTCATCAGTTTCTTCGACTTCAACTTCATCAGTTTCTTCGACTTCACCTTCATCAGTTTCTTCGACTTCACCTTCATCAGTTTCTTCGACTTCATCTTCATCAGTTTCTTCGACTTCATCTTCATCAGTTT